TGGCGAACCCTGCCACGATGAGTCATGGACTGACGTTGACTGCCGCTACTACTATTGTTTGGTACGCACCCATCCACTCAAATGATATATACTTGCAAGCGAACGCCCGTGTACGTCGCCCCGGTCAGACTCGAACAACAGTAATTGCCCATATAGCTGGGTCAGATATTGAGCGTCGAATATACAAAAGACTCCAAGCGAAAGAAAAACTACAAGGGACTTTGCTTGAAATAATGCGAGGAGTATCAGATGAGTAATTCCGTACATGGGCATACAACCCACACAAGTAGCAGCCCAACATACAAATCATGGCACACCATGATGCAACGATGTACTAACCCTAACAACACGCAATACAAAGATTACGGGGCTAGAGGAATTACTGTTTGCGACCGCTGGAAAGTTTTTAAAAATTTTCTTACTGATATGGGTGTTCGTCCTGAAGGTATGACACTTGATCGAAAAGATAACAACAAAGGGTATACACCACGAAACTGCAAATGGTCAACTCGCTCTGAACAACAACGCAACCGCAGAAACAATAATGTTTGGGTATACAAAGGTGAGCGTAAAACTGTTATGGAATGGGCAGAACAGCTTGGTATGAAAAGGCATTCCCTCTATATGCGTGTCGCAGTGTATGGATGGACTATTAAGCAAGCACTAACTACACCCCCAATGATGAGGGGAAGACGAAAGAAAGGAATTGAAACTGACCAGTAAAAACCCCTATGCAAACAGGGTACACACCTGTTAACCTCACACCCCCTCGGAGAACACATGAAACTCTCAGAACTGATTGACAAATACATTGAGATTAGAGACAAGAAATCGCAACTCAAAGCAGAGTATGACGCGAAGAAAGGCAAGATGGATGAGGCTTTAGAGAAGATTGAAGCCGTCATCTTGAAGACGTTTGAGACAAGCGGTATGGAATCAGCGAAGACTGAGAAAGGAACTGCCTACACTTCCAAGCTGGTCACTGCAACCGTGGCTGACCCTGACGTGTTCATGAAGCACGTCATCGCAACTGAAGCTTGGCACATGATCGAAAAGCGATGCTCAAAAGTTGGCGTAGAACAATACAGAGCAGAGCATGACGAACCCCCACCCGGTATTAACTGGCGCGAAGAACGTGTCGTTAATGTCCGTCGTTCATCTTAAACCACTGGAGAAAATTGATGTCCAACATCATCCCATTTGAGTCTGGTAATTTGCCAGCACACTTCAAAGGCGGCGCTATCGCCGTCAATTCCGACCTGACTGCACATGCAGGCAGTGGCTTCCCTGTTATCAGTATCAAGGGCAAAGTCTTTGCCGTGGTGCGTGACGGTGAGCGTACGATTCTGCCGAACCCCAAAGACCCTGACAGCCCTGCGACCAGCATCGAGGTGGTCATCATCAAGGCCAACAAAGGCTTGTCCAAGGTGTACTACGCCAAGGGCTACCAAGAAGGTTCGGAGGCTACCAAGCCTGACTGTTTCAGCAACGATGGCTCCAAGCCTGACCCAAGCGTGGAAGAACCCCAGTCTCGTTCATGCGCTACCTGCGCTCACAATCAGTGGGGTAGCAAGATCGGTGACCACGGTGGTAAGGGCAAGTCCTGCCAAGACTCCAAGCGTTTGGCTATCGCACAGCCTGACATGCTGAATGACCCCTACTTGATTCGCATCCCACCCGCATCCATCAAGCCATTGAGCGAGTATGCTGTGGCACTGGGCAAGCGTGGTGCAGAGTACAACCAAGTGCTTACCAAGATTTCCTTTGACATGGAAGCGCCCAACCCCAAGCTGACATTCAGGCCTGTTGGTTTGTTGTCCGATGCGTCATACAATGAAGTGAAGGAAGCAATCGAGAGCGATGTCGTGATGTCCATCTTGGGCGTCAAAGGCGAGTTGCCACCGCTGGAAGAACTGCCAGCGCCAGAACCAAAAGAAGAAGCACCAGCACCCAAGGCTGAGAAACCAGCGCCCAAGGTAAAGCCAAAAGCTGAGCCCAAGCCTGAGCCTACTGTTGAAGTGCCAGCCGACCTTAATCTCGATGACTTGAACTTCGACGATTGATTTTCGGGGGGAAAGCGGATGCCGTGCCTAATACTTCTAGGGTGCATCACGGTGCAGCGAGTACCCCCACCCAGCCCTTCGGGGCTTTTTGTTTCTGGAGAATTCAAATGTCATATCAAATAGATCAGCGTAAGGTTGTTGGCGTCGTGTTGGAAGCCAATGGTGCGTTAAACGACAAGGGGTTCAATCACGGTGAAGTCATCCTTGGCTTGGCTGAATTGATTGGCCGGGTCATTGTGGAATCAGCAGAGACTTCTGTTCAAGCTGGTGAGTTGATGAAGGTTGCCATTACCCATATGGAAAAGACCATACGTATTGGGGCTGAAGCCACGGAGAAAAGAATCATCACAGCAGGCTGAACATGGACACACTAACATTTCTGAAAACTATTCTCCCGGAGGATGGGTTCAAGTTTGTTGGTCTGAGTCGGGATGGGTCGAAAGGTATTGCTCACAAGGCATACGAATCGCTGGAGTTGATGGCGCAAGCCATTGATTCCTACGACAAACAATCCAACCTGACTGTCTACCATGCTTGCTGTTCCTACAAGGAGGCCAGCTACCAAGTTGAGGTAGATGGCGAGAAGAAGACCAAGTACAGAGGCGAGCCCAACTGGAAACAGGCCAAGGCATTTTGGGCTGACATTGACTGCGGTGAAAAGAAAGCCGCTGAAGGGAAGGGCTATGCAACCAAACAAGAAGCAGCGCAAGTTATTGTTGGCTTCTGTCGTGTTAATAATTTACCTGCTCCTATGCTTGTTGACAGTGGCGGTGGCCTTCATTGCTACTGGCCCCTCACTCGAGCTATCGGGCCAAAGTCTTGGCGGACTATCGCAGTCGGACTTAAGGCAGCTTTCACGGGAGCTGGACTTCTTGTTGATCCCACTCGGACTGCTGATCTTTCTTCTGTGTTGCGTCCTGTTGGTAGTCACAACCGAAAACCCGGACGGGACGTTAAGGCAGTCAGAGTCAAGACTCAGGCGAACCCAGTTAGTCCAGAGGAATTCTCAAAGGCAGTCAACGCCGCCGTCGCCAAGTACGGAGTTACCCCCCAAAAATTAACAGCAGCACCCAGCTTAAACAGCGACTTGATCTCCGAATACACCGGGCCAAAATTCGAGTCGTCTGCCCACATCATTGCAGAGAACTGCCAACAGATGGCACAGATGAGGGACACCAAGGGTGACGTGGACTACGAGACATGGCGTGGGCTGATTGGCATCATCAAGCACTGCGTGGAAGGACGGGATGTCGCTCATGCGTGGAGTGAAGACCGAGCCGCCACTGGGCATAGCAACACCGATACAGATACCCGATACGATTCTTGGAGCACACCGCCAGCGTCATGCGACTTCTTTGAGAAGTCCAACCCGACAGGATGCGAAGGATGCCCCCACCGTGGCAAGATCAATAACCCCATCGTTTTGGGTCGCATCGAGCCAGTCTCCCAAGAGGAAGTTGTTGAAGTTATCTCAGACAATGAAGTTGTAGAAACTGTTGTACCTGCCTTACCCGAAACTTACAAGTTCGACGCTGGTCGAATGCTTAGATACATCAAGGACAAAGACGGCATTCTTCAACCGTATTCGTTCTGCCAATCGTTGTTCTACCCCATTCAGCGCATCCGCAAGGCTGATGGCACATTTGCTTTCACAATCAGGATGCACCTGCCTGACAAGCGAGTCAGGGATTTTGAGGTGGACACTGCATCTATGGCGTCATCGTCTGACATGCTCAAGGCGTTGGCAAAGTACGAACTGATGCCCACGAATAATAAGGACGCGACTATGCACATGACTGCGTACATTAAGGATTCCATCCACAAGCTGATGACCGAGCAGATGGAAACCGATACCCTGACATCGTTCGGATGGCGGGAAAACATGGAAGGCTTCCTGCTTGGCGACAGGCTGTACCACACCGATGGTTCAGTCCGTAAGGTCTTTGTTGGTGGCGGTGCGGCATCCATGAAGAACATCTACCCAATGCCAAGGGGCACACTGGCGGCATACTCTGAGGCCGTGAACTTTGTTTACAACCGCCCAAGCAGTGAAGCTGCACAGTATGTGTTCTGCAACGTGTATGGTTCTATGCTCACACCGTTTGGCGAAGACAGCTACAACGGCATCTTGGTGGCAGTCAACAGCGGTCAGTCAGGCAAGGGTAAGACTTCAGCATGGCGTTCAGCCCTCTACGGTCTGGCAGATGCCAACGGACTTATCAAGGCTGGCAAGGATGGTGCAACCCGCAACGCTCGCTGGGGTATCGTCGGTGTCCACAAGAACATCCCTGTGGTGTTTGACGAGATGACTGACATGGATGCGGCAGAACTTAGCAACTTTGCATACACCGTGTCGCAGGGTACAGAGCGGGCTCGCATGACTTCTACTGGTGGCAAGGTCGGTTTTGCTGAGCAACACACATGGAAGTCGGTGGTGGGTATCACAGCCAATGAGGACTTGCACTCCAAGCTGGCGGCACACAACGCCAACACACAGGCTGAAGCCGTGCGGATGATGAGCATCAACTTCCACAAGTACGGAGTTCCGATCATCGACCCAGCCCTTGATGTATCCAACGCCATCGACAAGATGCGTGACAACTGGGGTAACGCTGGCGACCTGTTCATCCGCTACATCGTGACACACAAGAAGGACGTGGCTGACCTGTATGCCAAGATCGAGAACAAGCTGTCAACTCTGTTGCCTGAGTCTGAGTACCGTTTCTTCCGTAGCCATGCAACCTGTACGCTAGCTGCCGCCAAGATTCTGATTGAACTCAAGGTAGTCGACTTCAGCTTCTCCGCCTTGATGGACTTCACTGTCCGCTTGATTACCGATTTGGTAACTGACGTGGTTGGCAACAACATGACCACACCGGGCGATGGTTTGAACCGTATGTTCCGTGAACTGTCCAGCCGCATCTTGGTCACCAACGAGTACCGTGATCTGCGTACTGACAACCGTGGGCCTGAGGACTCTATGTCTCGTATCCACGGCACGATTGCTGGCCGTCGTGTGCTGGGTAGCCAAGCCTTCAAGGAATACAAATACGTTGGACGCCTGTTCATCGCCAAGAAAGAAGTCTCGGACTGGTGCGCCAAGAACAGACTGGAGCCCAAGGACTTGATCGACTATGCCGCAAGCAACGGCTGGCTGGTCACATGGCCTGAGAAGTTCAACATGGGTCGAGGCACAATCCACTCCACTGGTAGCTGTGCTTGCTACGTGTTTGACTATGCGGGTATGGAAGGTGCAATGGAAAAAACCAGCGGCCCTGTGCTTGTCAAGACTACTGAATCTGAGGTAGTATCGGCTGGCTAGCAGTTGCCAACGCTAGCTTCTCCAGAGAGTGTTTCCCCCCAGCCTAAAAACTGGGGGGTTTTTTATTTGCCAGTGACGTAGTGAATAAACTGAACTAATGCTGCACCTGCCGTGCCGCTGGCCCCACCAATCAACATCAACATGCGCCACCCACCTCTGGCTTCTGACAGCGTGGTTTGGATTGATTGCAATGAAGCCTTGATGTCGTTCATATCAGCAACCAGCTTGTCCATGTCGTCTTGCAGATGCTTGATATCTGCGGCATGAGTAGCTAGTTCACGGGCGGTCTGGATGTCTGGTTCAGCCATGATTAACAATTCCAAGCGCGAAGACTTTTGTTGATACGGGAGTTGGGGTCTTTGGCTGTCTTCTCAGAAGTCAGCTTCTTCTTCATACCTTCCATTCTTGCACAGAATGAATCCCTACGTGAGCCGCCCTCTGGCTGGGGCGCTTTAAGTCCGGGTTTACCCGGATTGGCTTTGTTATAAGAAGCACGACCCTTGGCGTTCAAGCCGCCCTCTGGGTTCTTTCCTTCTTTACGTTGCCATGCAGGTGACTTAGCCATATTCACTCCTTAAATTTGGCTTGCTTGTTCCACAAAACGTCTGTTCTGTTTAGATGTTTCCACCCCACCAATTACACCACGTTCCCGCTTCATTGCCTCCATTGGGGCTTTGAAAAGGTCAGACATTGGCTGGCGTTTATACCCATTTGCAACACGTGAATCCTCCATCCGTTGGAATTCCTCACGTGCATCAGCCATACCCTTGGAGTCGTTGTCACGATACGCCTTGACATACGAACCCTTAATATCTGCTGACCGCTGTGCATAGAACTTGTCGTACTCAGCTTTTACGTTCTGAGTGAACTGACGGTTGGTCACAGTGTTTGTTGGCAAACCAACAGCTTGGAAGGCGGCATCAACCATGCTGAAGTCTTCTGGCTTAAGAACGAGGTCACCATTACGCATGGTGATACCCTCGGAAGCAAACCGACCTGCCTTCATTACGTTGGCAAAACCGTTGGGCAAAGCCATCTCTAGGCCTTTGTAATAGTCCCCATTCAAAACCATCCCAAACGAATCTGCAAACTTCATTGCCATGTTTGCACTTGGCCCCATCGCAGCCACAAGAACCTTCTCTGCACCAGCACGGCTGGTCAGGTCACCCTGAGAGAACGGCAGGATAGAAGCCACACGACCCATACCAAGCTTGTCACTTACATCCACACCCAAAGCAGCAGGCACACCTCTGAGCAACAAGTCAGACGCCACTTTGTTGTCGATCAATCGACGCAGTTTGAACTCAAAGTCATCAGGCTCATCAGGGTCGCCAAGAATCTTGGACATCATCCAAGCGATCTGGTTGACAAACGGAACGGCCATCGCACCACCAACCACAGCCATCTGTGCAGTGATGAAACCAAGGGCTTTGCGAGCCACCATCTTCTCATCCGCTGACGTGCCCTTGAACGCATTGTTCATTAGACGTGCCAGCATGGACAACTGGATGATTTGGAAGCGACGGAACTGACCGACCACACGACCAATGTTGCCTGCCAGCGCACGTGGAGTATTGAATCCATCGTATGAGCCATGTGTATCGGACACCACTTGGGCAGCATACTGAGTAGCCGCTTCAGTATTGTTGTTGCCGTACCGTGCCAAGTACCCACGATATGCAGCGATGGCAGCTACAGAACGGTTGACCGCTTCAATGCGGTTGTTCACACCCTGCATCTTGTACATCACCTTGGCGAGAATACCCTTCTCATCAGCTGTGGCTCGTTCGTCAGCGTCCATGCTGATATCAATCTTGCCCATACCAACCAGCTTATTGAGCATGTCACGCACATCAGCAGGAGCCTTGCTGAAGTCGATGTGGTCATTGACGCCAAGGCCTTTAACCAGACCAGCCATATCTTTGTATCCACGACTGACTTGAGACACAGCAGTGCCGTAGCCAAGGCGACCAGCCAAGTAAGGCACAGAGATCACCGCAGTCTGCAAGGTCTGTTGCAGGTAGTACGCTGGGCTGAATGTCAGGCTCCAGATCGTGTTCATGCGGTTGAGCGCAATAGCCAGTGTGCTTGGGGTTTTGTACTCCATGCTGTTGGCTTGGCGTTTTGCCAACTCGTTGTACAGAGGCATTGCCTCACGACGTTGGTTTTTAGCCTCAGCCCGCATACGCTCCATCGAATCAGTGATGGCGTCGTTGTGTTCCAACGTGGACAAGAAGTGAGCATCGGCCCGACCACTGGTGGCCAAGTTACGCATCATGTTGTCATCAGCACCAGCCACATTCTTGCGCTGAAGTAAGGATTTACGTGCGCTGGACTCAGCCACAGTCATCAAGTACAAGTCGCCAACCATCTTGTTCATGGATTGGAAATTGGCGGAAGACATGTCGCCATCGCTGACTTGACGCTGGAGCAGGTTACGCAAACGACCAACAGCCAAATGGATATCACCTCCGCCTGTGTAGGACTCCTCGGCTTCTTTCACACCAGCATCTTCCGGCATGATGTCGTAGTTACCTGTAGCGTGCAGCTGCTCTGCGATGGTGTCGGCTTCGGCTTGGGTCTCAGCAAACTGCACCACGTAGTGGTCAGAGTTGGAGATGTTGTCTTGCAGCCACTGCTTGGCTTGCTTCACATCCCAGTCGTTCAGCTTGGCACGTTCTTCATAGTGCTTGAACTCAGCAGACTTGGCGACTACCACGTAATCACCGTAGCGGCCAAGGTAGGCGTAGGGGGATGAAATGTCGATGCCACGAATCTTGGCTTCACGGGCGAGCAGCAGCTTCTTCTCTTTGGCAAGTTCTTGCAGCTGTTCCGTATCGCCCATAGCGGCTTTCTCACGGTCAGCGAACTCACGGTCAATGGCGGCTTCCACTGCCTTCTTTTTAAGCATCAGAGCATCGTAGCCGTGCTCAAACACTGCCTTGATTACGTTCTGGGCCGACTCATCAAAAGCGTCAAAGCGAGCCTTCATGTCTGGGTCGACAGTAAACAACTCAGTACCCACACGGTTTTCGCCGGGGTAGTAGCCCCACTTACCACTGACTGTGGAGTCCTTGATGAACTTGTTGACTGAGTTGGCTCCAGTGCCTTTGAACTCGTTGGACAGCTTGTCGTAGTCTGACAAGATTTTGTTGATGCGCTGCTCAAACTCGATGCGGGTTGCCTGACGTGCGTACTGTGCGTCCAAGTAATCCTTGGCAGACTTCATGTACTTGGATGCCATCTTCACCACATCTTCTGTGATGGCAGACGCATAGATGCCGTTCTTGGCTTGGTGCAGCAGACCAGTTACCAGATTGCGCGTAGGAGTACGCACAAACGGAGGCAGTCGGTTTATTGTTTCGTCGACGGTTTCTCTGCGGATTGCCCGGAAAGGAACGGGATTGGTTGACCCCGGAACTTGTCTTGACTGATCATTCCTGTACGCGGTTTTGCCGACTGCTTGAGTTTGCGCCGTTTGGATATTTCCTGCTTGAGCATAATTTGTTTGCTTGACTTCATCATAGATAAGCTCCATCAGATCGTAGACATTGGGCAGTTCATCTTCCAAGAACTGGTTGCCATCACGTGTGTTGAATGTTGCCCACAGTTGAGCAAAGACTTCTTCCCGCACTGCATTGGCATCCAGATCACCGTGCTTCTCACGGTTAAAAGGATATTGCAATACTTTGGCCAATTGGCTGTTTGGGTTATTTACGTAGTGGTCGTACAGTTCCTGCATGATCGCACCCATAGGTTTGATCTCGCCATTGACAATACGCACGTTGAATAACGACAAGCCAGAGAACAAACCACCGCCTTCAAGGTGGGCTTGGTCAACAGCATGGCCAATTTCGTGGTGAGTAGTCCACTCTGTGTTTGCTTCGTTGGTCAAAGACCCACTGCGGTAAATAATAGATGGCTTGCCGTTCAACGCAGTGAATGAGCCGTCCCAGTTTACGTCGTCGTTGGTTGTGTACCAGCCATCAACTGCATCAAGAATATGCTCCATACCGTCTGCGCGGTACTTATCAATCGCAGTGGCTACACCGGGGAAACGCTCCAGCTTACCGAGGTCGGCTTCTTCCATGTGAGTGAGCGTGCCGTCCAAATCAGCGACATCAAATGTCCGCATGGCATTCATTTTGCCGACTTGAGTATCTTCTTCCCGGCCAACCACCGATACCTTGGAAGGTGTAGCTTGGCCTTGCGCTGGGGCAGGGGTAGTCGTTGTGACTGTCTCTGTCTTTGGTGTGAAGGTCGTACGAGTCAGTTCATCTTTGTTGGACTTGTTCTGGGCAGTTGCGCCAGTCAAGAATTCACCAACAAGCTCTTGCTTGTCAGGAACGATAAACAAAGCCGCACCATCCATCTGTTGCAAGTTCTTGGCTACCAATGAGCCATACGTGGCTTTGTCCACGTTGATACAACCGAATGAGTAGCGGGAATCTGCTGCGCCTTCTTTCTGCAAAGCAGCCAAGCGTTGCTGTGCGTCTTTCTCTTTTGTCCACACAGAGTGGAACAGGGTTACGCTGTACTCGCCGTCGATGGCTTTATCCAGCACGAACACCTTACCAAAGTCATAGCCGCCTGCTGTGTATGCTTCGCTTCCACCGCGCTTGACATCCCGCAAACCCATAGTAAACAGGCCAGCGGGGGTGATGCGGTTTTCAACTTTGTCTGTGTTGCCCTTGTAGTAGTCACCAACGGTTTTGCCGATCAGGACTTTCTTTTGTAGGAACAAAGAACCGTCTGGATTAAAGATGAACATCCGAGCGTTTGGCTTGTCTGTAAGGACAAAGAACTTGTTCTCTGCTTTCAGCTTGGCGGCAATGCTTGGATAGATTGTGCTGTACGCTTGCTGAGCCGCCTTGGACATATTGGTCTTGGCTGCTGCTGGAACTTCTGCTTTGACTTCCCGTACCTGAGACACTGTCTTTGGAGCAACGATCACAACTTCACTGTTGGTGGTCATCATGGCCGGGTTAAAAATCATTGCTGTTGCCAACACACCAGAATGAACTGCTTTGATGATGTCGCGGATAGCGGCAGCGACTGCCTGAGCGCCCTTGGTAGCGTAAGCTGTTACATCTGCTTGCAGCTTGGTGAAGAACTCTGATGTCCCACGTTTCTCACCATAGTGGTTTTCCAACCGGGCAACTTGAGCCTCTGGCAACGCAGCAACTGGAGCTTCCAGAATGGTTTGCTGTTCAGGATTGATGTCAGCAGCTTCTGGGCTTTCCTCAATAATTTCTTCTGCGGTCAGTTCAGCGGGTTCTTCTACTGTTGGCGTAGCTTCTTCTACTTCCTGAGCAGCAAGGTCTTCTATTGTTTGTCGTTGTTCTGTGACTTCTTCTGTGGCAGGAGCCGTGACAATTTGGTTGACAACCGCTGCAAGGTTGGCTTTACCACGGTTTGCCAAGTCGTCGAAACGAATCTTTTGATCTTTGTTGAGGCTGTCGTAAGCAGGGAGTTCAGGCGCGAGAATACGGAGTTCATCCCATTGTTCCTTTGGAGTTTTTACTTCTTCGACTTTGGTTTCGACAGGGGCTTCTGTTTTGGCTTGCTTAGCTTTTCTGGCAGGCTTTGCGGGTTTGGCGTTTCCTTTGCCCACTGCTTCGCCACCTTCGGCTGGTTGGCGAACATCTCCCTCATCTGCGCCTTGCTCTTGAACGGCATCTTCTTCCCCTTCTGGAGTTACTGTAATTTCACCAGCAGCGCCGCGTGTAGCTTGCTGTTTGCCATACTCTGTCCACTGGTCTTTGATCTTCTTTTCCAACTGGGCACGGCGTGGGTCTTTTGGTGGCAGCGCATCCAACTCAGCTTTGAGTTTCTCCATCTTGGCAAAAAACGCTTGGCCTTCTGTGTCAACAGCACCTTGGCTTCCGCCAGCTTCACCAATGGTTCCCATAGTGCGGTCTTCACCGCCCTCGCCACGCTGCATTTCTTCTGCCAGCAGTTTGCTGCGATCACCTTCTTGTTCGCCTTGCTCCAATTCCTCAGCCAGTGTTTGAGATTTGTTGGTCTCATACTCTGAACGAGTGGCGTACAGCCCGGCCAATTCGCCTTCACCGATACCGTCAGGGAACTCAGCAGAACGGAAGTTGGCGGCTTCATCCACAATCTTCAAAGCAATCGTAGGATCAGTCACAACGTACTGACCAATCTTTCTGTCCATCTTGATGCTCATGCGCTCAAGTTGTTTTTGGACAGCGGCTTCTGACATGCTCACCAGCTCAGCAATATCCGCTTGGGAAAACTGCTCCAACAAAGCAAGGCGCAAAATCTCACCGCGAGTCTCAGCGTTGGCACCTTTGGTAGTTGCCAATACTTTATTGAACAGTTCGCGGATGATCTCTATGCGGCGTTCGCTTGAGATGTGGGCGAGGTCGGAGGCGTAGTAGCCGATGGTTGGGCTGTACGTTCTTGGGCCGTTTTGAACAGTTTGCTCACCCACAGCGCCTGTGGCGGTTTGTTGAGGTTGATTGGGTGCTTGCCCTTCACCCACCCCACTTGTTTGTTGTTCATTTACTTGCCCCGGCGTGGGCTGACCACCAGAAAGGTCGGAGGTGACACTGGTGCCATTCCGTATTCCTTCTCCTGATGGCTGTCCAGTTTGCTGGATAGTCTGTCCTTGAGGCTGACTTCCTGTAAGGAGGGATTGAACTCCGCTGGGTTGTACATTCCCAGCGTTTCCGCTGCTACCTTCTCCTGTTCCGCCTTGGACTGGTACTGTTCCCACCCCGGCAGTTGTTTGCAATTTTGGTTCATTTGTGGCTCCTTTGGTTTGTTGAGACGCGGTGTAACCAGTCGTATCCGTGCCAGTTAAGGCTTGGTGAATGGCATTGATTTGCTCAAGCTGCGCACCCTTGGCGCTTTGAGACAGTTGTTCCAGAATCTGAGCGGCTTCTTCCACAGAACCCACGTGGGCAATCTGGAATCTGGCAGCAGTTTCGGCTACTTTTTCAAGAGTTTTGCGGACAGAGTCAGCAACTTTGAGCGTATTGAAAGGCACGTTGACCAGCTTACCGCCAGTCTGATTGTTGGCTATGTTTATGGCCCGAGTGATCCGTGCCTGAGTGCCACTCATGGAGCCAACTAATTGGGCATTTGCAGCAGCAGCTTCTTGGATTGCTGGGCCAAAGATAGGCTTACCAAAGAAGTCCCAGCGTTGACCTTCAGGTTTTGAAAGACCTATAGTTTGTGCCATAAACACAGCACGCTCAGCTTCTTTTTGTTGTTGCTGTGCAGCAAAGTCAGCTTGTGTTTGTTGGGCAATGGCCGTAGTTCCGCCAGCTACCGCAGGTGCTGTTGGGGTTCCAATAATTTGCCTGAGTTCCGTTTCAGACAAGACATTTCCACGGCTCTGAAGCATTGGGATAACGCCCTGCACAAGATGTTCTGGCGACGAAGCACCAAGCACATCCATAGCCCGTTTGATATTTTCGGGGGCTGTCAGTACGGAGATTGGGAGATGCCCGAGCAATTGCCCGCCCATACTTGGCAACCTACCTTGCACTGTTACTTGAAGCGAAGGTTCAGTATCAGATGGTTTATCCAGCAACGGCAATGGTGAGAGCGCAGGTGGCGCAGGAGGAGGAGGAGGTGCTGAACTTGTGGTTGTTGCCGCAGGCGTGATAGGTGCGGTTGTTTGTGGCTCCGTTTGGCCGAGCAATGACGCACGACCTGCCAATGGGTCAACCCTACCAGCAGAACCAGCCATCTGGTCGGCAAAGCGATTTGCAGGAATTGCAGTTGGTGTTGTACCAGTAGACGTTTGTTGGAAAGTCTGCTGGATGTCGTTTGTTGATTGCTGACCAGTCTGGTCGTTAGTGCCTGTGTTTGCTCCAGCCACAAAGCTTTCGCTACGTCTCCAACCGCCAGCACCACCGCCAATCAATCCGCCAAGGGTGGCCCCACCGATAAAGGATTCTTTGAAGCGTTCATTGGACTTTTCATTGAAGAACTGTTCCGTGGGGTCGACCGCCATACGGCCAGCTTGGTTTATGGCTTCCTGTGATGTTTCTTGCAAACCTTCTTTGAAAGCTGCTGTTGTACCAGTGGCGGCAGTTCGAGCCACTGCGCCTTTAACTCCCGACACATTGTCAAGCAGGTTCAGTGGATTACGGAACAACTGGCCTTTACCCAAAGCACCTTCAAGGCCCACCACGTTCAATGCAGCATATGGAACAGCCAACAAAGACGCGGAACCAATGTCCGTCTTTCCGCCAGTTTGCTCGCGTTGGTTGGATAACACATCCCCCAAAGCAGATGGATAAGTCGCGGCAACCACGCCAGCATCAGAACCAAGAGACAAGGCTCGTTTTGTACGGGCAGCAGAAGCCACATCACCAGAAGCTTCAGCAGCAAGTAAAGCAGCCCGAGTTCCGCTCATTGCGGCTCTTGCGCCAATACCACCAAGGGCGGCTTCACCAAGGTACGGAGCCGACTGGATACCTAAACCAACAGCGTAATTACCAAAGTCGCTGAGGTTGTTGACGTCTTTGTAAGATTCAATGGCCCCCATGTCTTTGGCACGGGCAGATGCAACCCCAGCTTGGAATTCGTTGGCGCGACGTTTTTCAGCCAAATAGTCTCTGACTCCGCTGAGACCTAAAGCACCAGAAACTTCTTCCCCAACACCTTGGAGATTACCTACGTAATTACTGATCGCAGCGGTAGTCCGTTTGGATTCTCTACCACCAGCCCCGGGGTCATATCCAAGTGTGCGTGCAACTTCAATTGGATTGAGCTTGACTGAATCTGCGTAAGACTTGATTAAGTCTTCATCGGAAACATTGTCCCAATCTTTACCAACTGCACTACGAAGATCATCAATTGAGCGAATAGGCATTTTTAACCTTACTGAGGAATTCCTGTGCGGTTTTTCAATCTGTCAGCAGCATCATTTTTTAACGCATTTTCATATGCTTTGTCCGCTTCAGCCCTAGACGTAAACGTGATGTTGTTGAGATACGCCAATGGGTTGGGTATCGGTTTGTAATATGGCACAGAAGGGTCTTGTATGGTCTCTGGCAAATTTGGTGTGTACGTTTTTCCACCGTCGGTAGAACCAAGAGGGATGGCTTGTTTTTTGGGTGGAGGCGCATTGGTTTTATTTGCTGAAGCAGGTAAAGCTGCATCCGGCTTTTTCATTTCACCCGGCAGAGGTAATCCGCCAGAGCCAGTTCCTTTTTGATAGAAGTCTTCAGCCAATTGACGTTGTTGAGACAGAGGCACTTCTCGCACACGGAGTTCTTTTCCAGTGTTTTTGTCTTTGATGCCGCTAAACGAATCACCATTTTTTTCAACAAACTCCAACACGTCTTTATTGGTAACAGGTTCTTTCGCTACTACTGCTTTCTCACCAGTAATTTTCTTGAAGAACTCAACATCTTTGATCGGTTTGCCATCAGGCCGTGCAGTAGTACCGTCGTTTTTGTTGTAGCTGATGGGCGCTCCATCGGTGTCTGTACCAATAACAGACCAGCTCCCCGTTTTTTCTTTGGCAGCTTTCGCGGCGGCATTACGGTAGTTGGCATCGGCGTTGTAGTTTCTGATCTTGGCGTCAATCTCTTCCATTTTCTTGGGGTTATTTTTAACCTCAAGATTGAATTTTTCCCACTCAAGTCCAAGCTTGCTTGCATCCATACCAAGTCGACTGGCTTCATAGTCAAGTTGCTTACGTGCAATATCAACACGTTCTCCTTCGAGGCCAAGGCGACCTTCTTCAATCTTGACTTTTCTGTCTTCACGTTTCTGACCAAGTGCTTCTTTGTAGTTCTGTGGCATTTGAGACCAGCGTTGAAATGTCATAAACTCAATTGCGCTGTCAATAGATTGATAGTTAATTGGGTCTGTTCTAACAGGTTTTCCAGTTTTATCGTTTGTTATGACAAGTGTAGATGTGCCATCTGCATTTTTTACAATACTTGCTGTTTGCCCATCTTTATGTGCTGGGCCAGTGTTGTATTCTTTGAGCAACGCTTCAGCAGCAGCTTCTGGCCCTTTTTCTTGGAGCAGTGCGGTGGCATTCCGAGAAAACGCAAAAAGTTCGTCTTCCGCTTTATTACGTTCTTCAGTTCGCTTTAAGCCTTTTAAGGTGTATTCGCCAGCTTCCAATGACTGTTTGCTTGCAGCAGCTTGTGCTTGCTTCGCTTGGAAGTCCATAGCTTTTTCCATAGCCAAGGAGCTGCCTGACTTACCTGCCAGTTCCAAAAACCGATTAGCAACTTCTTCTTGCGTGCGTGTGCGTGCTTGATCGGTTACATAGGTTTCGCCATTTTCGCCTTTGTAGGTGACGGCTTTGCCTAGGTCGATTGCACTAACAGCAGGTTTAGAAGGAACAGCATACCCAGTGCTGGGAATTGCTTCTTCGCCACCTACGCCTTGTGGCATGGCAGACGCATATTGACGCAGTGTTGACTGCTGTTGCTCTGGCGTCATCTTTGACAACGCACTGTTGAATGCTTCGCGGTATTCGGGGGTGTCGTATTGCCCACCCTTGGGTGCAATTGGAAGCGCACTTGTAACATCAGACATAGTCTGACCTGTACCAACAGCGGCTTCAGGGGCATAAGCTTTTTTTAGAATTTGATCTACTGCAAGCTTTCGTTCATACTCTGCACGTTCACGTGCAGCAGCTTCTTCACGCAAAGCAAGTTCTTTTTCTTTTGCTTCAATCTCTGACAAAGTTGAGTATGTTTGCAAGCCACCCTTGGCTACGCCGCCAGCGAATGCGCCAAAATTAAATCCCATGATTCAGCACCTTTCCATAATTGACCATCTTGTAGCCATCTGCGCCAACAATAACGGCCTCAGGGATAACTTGTTCAACGTCTTGAGCCATGACACCAATACGGAAACCATGTCCGGCTTCATCACGAAACTCTGGTTTGTACTGGAATGAATACAGCGGGAAGCCATTGTCTAAATAGCCAACTTTTGTAATGTCTTGCTTGACACGAATGTCCGATTTTGCGTAGAGGGCAATACCTGAACCAACGGCGCTACCCAATCCGCCCCACATGCCAGCTTCAGCTTCTTGTTGGGCTTTAAACGCACCGACATCTGCTTGATATTTCTGAACACCAAGGCTACCAACTTGACCCCAACCGCCCATTGCGGTGGAAGCTGCGGCATTACTTACTCCGCTCATACCTGAAATATTGCCGATAGCGGCTTGACCTGCGGCTGTTCCTTGCCCTTGAGCATTCATAGCTGTATTGGTCTGGTTTATAGACTGCGCTGGCAGGCCCGCATACATGTTGTACACATTGGCTTGTTTTTGCAGACCGACCTGCTTGGCGGCTTCGCGTGTTTGATTTGCGGCAGCAGCAGATGCAGCAGCTTGCATCACAGAGTTTGCGTTTGCTTGACCTTGTGCCACACCAGATGTTGGGTCGACACCATAAGCACGTTGGCGCATGGCTGTTTGTTCTCGTTGGACTTGTGCAGCTTGTCCAATATCTGCGGCAGCTTGAGAAGCAAGTTGTTCTTGGTATGCAGCAGAGTTGTACTGGTCTGCATCTGCTTTGAGCTTCTCCATTGCAGGGATCGCACCCTGCTTGTACATATCGTAGGCTTCATTGGCACGGGCCAAGTTAGTCTTTGTGACTTCCTGAGATGTCTCATACGTGCCTTGCAGACGAGCGTTTTGCGCATCTGTTGTCTTTTTCAGATCAGGGTAAATTTCATTCTTGAACGTATTCCACTGTTCAGTGGATAGATCAGCTAATTGCTTTTGCGCAGCTCCAATATTTGGATCAGCTGCTGGTGCGTTGCTATTACCTTTACTCATACCTTTACCCTCAAGAAACGGCACTCATTTCTGAGCATCCCATAAAGAATCATGTTGGAACCATCGAGGCAAGCACCACGAAGAAGTCCTTCGCGTTTAAAGCCCAAATGCTCATCGAATCTCTGAGCATCCAAGTTGTCTTCTCGCACCAACCCGGTGATGCGATTGCATTTGAGTTGAATGAATGGGTACGCAAAAGACCTCCATAAGAATTCTTTGGTCATCCATCGCCTGCCCGGTATTGCTGCAACATGCATGGAAATCGAAGCTCCTGTGTACATATTGAACGCAACACCTGCAATCAATTCGCCGTCTTCTTCCAGCCCTAAGCCAACGCTTCCAAAGCCAAAAGTGCCTTCATTCGTCCGTTGTTCTACCCATCTCAACACACGTTCATCTTGGCCGTAGATTACAGACTTCATGGGCGTGTATCTTACCCACTTTGGTTGATTCTGGAAAGTATTTGATTGACTTTGGAAATGACATCTGATAACGAAGCATCTGTACCCAGCGGATTAACTAATATTGATCCGGGTCGCGCACCTGTAATCAACTCCACATTGGCTTTTAACGGCTCAATCACTTGAGCCAATTCTTGGGGGAGACTTCCAGTTCCGGGTATGGCGGGTTTCTTCATGATTGCTTCAACTCACCAATGCCCGTGGCCATACGGAACTGACGGATAGGCGCATTTCCGGTCAACTTAATTTCGTAGATGTAGTTCTTGTTGACGGCTGGCATACGGACTGGCTCTTGGCTTGTCACACCCTGAGCAAATATCTGGGCGTTGTCGGCGTTCACAATCACTTGGACGTTTCTAACATCAGCCGCAGTTGGAATATCTTCCAAAAGGCTACCGTTGACTTCTTGTTCGCCAAGGTAAGTAGCGTTCAATGGGCCGTGCAAATCAACCCCAGATGCCCACAAAGCTTGGTTTGCAGCAACAATACTTGCTACATAAGCATTATATGCAGCTATGTCTTCAATATAAGTCCAGTCCGCTTGCAGCTTAAACGCAGCAAAGTTAGTCGGCTCAGTCATCACAAACTTCTTTGACTTCCACTCATAGAACAGGTTGTTCACTGGGTCGGCGTCCAGCTGGTAAATTAAATTGTCCGTCGGGTTCAAAATATAAACATTGGCCGTAGACCGCTGAAGGAATATGGCAGAGCCCGAAACCCGCAGGGTAATCAGCGGTGGGATGTCTCCACGCATAATGACCAATGCTGCTTTGGTCGCTCCAGATTGGTAGAACCCAATGTACATGTTCTGGTAGATCGCCCCGACCAATGTGGTGGGTAAGTATGTCGCCCATTCGTCACGGGTAAACAGTTGTCTGGTTACAACATCTTGTGAGCCGGGAGCGATACTGACAAGCCCGTTGGGGCTGGCGTAGAGCACACCAAACTGGTCACTGGCAATAGATTTCTTGGCCACGCAGGGTTCAAAAATACTCAGCTTTTCCTGAGACATCGCGCCGGGGGTTGAACCTGTGATGAGGTACGTGGACACGGTGGTGCAGACAACCAGCGTTTGGCCAAACACGCCAAGGCCAACGATTGGGAAACCTACCGTCATCATGTAGCTTGATGGCCACGCATGTGGAAGGTATGGCTCGCAGAACCAAACTTGGTTGTTTGTAAAACCTGCCAAGATGCCGTTGGGCATGGAGACCAGTCCGGTCAAACCAGAAGGCGGAGGGAGGTAATACAGCGACGGCAGTGCTGTGCCAAGGTTGGCAGCAAGGATGTTGTCTGAAAACGATCCGGCGGCAGCACCAGTGGCAGGGTTGACCGCCACAGTACCAACATACAAGTACACCACCGAAGTTGCGCCTGTTACGGCTCGGTAGATACGAATGGCGGTGATGTTGTATCCGGCTGCGGTTGTTGGTGCAGTGGCAAAAGCACTGACTGTGACTGTGGCGTTTGGCTCAACAGTGGCAATTGACGCCGCAGGGCTTGGGCCAGACTCCTCAAGTACAGCGCCAAAAGTGCTGATGTACGTATATACATACGCACGATCTTCATGGACAGTACCAGAGCCGCCTACTTTAGCAAGGGTTGGGGCCGTGGTTGGGTTTGGTACACCCATCTGGTAGTAGGCATCTGGAAATGGTTTTGTACCAGTTCCGTTGGTAGTCGCTAAGTTCCAGTTGGTTTTTTTTGGCGTTCCAGAACCTGTGTAGTAAATGCGGTAGTCCGTGGTATCAGCCACGGGGCCAGCGACAACATCTACGTCGGTAGTCCACTCGAGCCACGCAGTGTCGCCTGTTGATGACTTCTCCAGCTGGTATATGGTCTGTACGTTTGACTGCCCGGGGGTATATACAGCCACTGGTTTCCGCCAAGGGCGCAATTCCCCGGACTGAAGCTTCACATCAGAAGCTATCTGTGCCTGAGTCGGCCCAAGTTCAGTTGGGCCAATGCGGGGGGCGATCCCTGAAAACTGCTCTAATTTGATGGTAGTCATGACCGCCCTGCCTTTTACTCAGTAAATGTAGGAATCACCACGTCAGCTGTTTCCACGGGAGCGGCTTCTGCTTTCTTGCGGGGCTTCTTGGCTGGACTTTCTTGGATTTCATCAGCCATAGCCTTACCTTCGTCGGTCAAACTGAAGATACCGTCAGTACCCAATTCACCAACTTTACGGCGGTCGCCCATGATGCCAACGATGATGTTGCCAGCGCAAATTTCGGCACCAGTGGCTTCCATAAATTGTTCAAAACTAATAGCCATTGTGTTCTCCTAGGTTATACACACGTTCATTGTATGGCTTATTAAGCCACAAGTCCGGGAAGGTAAGTTGTTTTACCAGCCACTTTGGTAGCAGTCAACTCCTGTTTCTTCAGGTTACTTGGGTCATAGGAGACATGCACCCAGCCGCTATCAGGAATGCCGGGGGTGTAGAACTCAAGGATCAACTGGGTGTAGTCAAGGTTGTCCATGATCCACTGTGCCAATTCAGCGTTGGCCACGCCGGGGATTTCAATATCGGCTGCTTGGCCCTTGCAATGGTCTGAGGTCTTCGATCCGCCCACTGCTGCATTTGACTCGGGGCTGCGGAACCCTGAGTTCACCTTGACGCCCTTACCAAAGTGGTCGCGCACAGGCTGGAGGACTTTTTCAGCCAAGAGTTTCAAGGCTGCGGTTTCTTTCTCACCGGGCGTATTGTCAAAGCCCATACGCATGGCTGTCTCTGATTTGGTCAGCTCATGTAGAGTGAAGTTTGCTGTCAAGTTCATCTTTTTTCCTTTCAAGTTTGATGTCAACACAAATGGCTTGGACTGTCACGCCGGGGCTGGCGTACTCGGCTTTCTTATTGGCGATCTCTTGTTCGCAGTGCTGTTCGTTGGTGGTGTAGTTCTCGGATTGGAAAAACCCACATTGCCCCGCCATGCAGACGTATAACAGGGGAATGTAGATCGTCACTTCTGAGACTCCCTTGCTTTGTTGTAAAGCTCCACACAGGCATTCAGCTTTGCAATTGCTTTGTCGCCCTCCTCCGCTATTGCGAAAAGAGCTTTTCCAAACGCTGGGTCAAGTTCGGCTCTTGCTTCTCCTGCACTATCTCCGGTGGGAGCGGGGGTATCTGGGGCGGTATATACGGGGCAGGTCGTTTTGACAGGAACCCGCAGCTTGAAAGTACCACTATCAATGGCAGCACTGCGCTCTTTCGCAGCCAGCTTTGCTTGTTCATTTGTTTTCCTCAGTGCGTCGGCAGTTGTGTTTACGGCAGTAACCAGAGCGGCTTCCTTGGCGCGGGCTTGGGCATTTAAGCGGTCAACTTCTTCTTGTTGAGCCTTGGCCTCAACCCTTTTACCGTACCAATACCCGCCGCCGAATGTCAGCAGCAGGGCAATCAGGCCAGAAAGTAGACCCCTCATGGCGCGGGAGGCTCATCGTTGTCAGTTGCTTCAGCCTTGGCTGTTGCATTTGCAATTGCCTTGACACCAGAACGTCCAGCAACACCGCCAAGAACACCAGTAATAAACACCATGATAGTGCTGATCTGTTGTGTGTATACCTTGTCGATTGCTGCCATATTCCCATTCATGGGCTGGGTGACAAACGACACTGAGTACAAAAACATGCCCATTGAAGCGAGCAAGATCGTGACAAGCACCACGATCACGAATGCCCAGACACGGACTTCGATCTCATCCGATGTCAGGCGGCTATTGGGTTTGTATCCTACGGTTGCCATTACTTTTTCTCCTCTGGTTTGACTAACATTTCAGGACAAGTACCTGTAGCGGTACAAATTGGAGGTTTGCATTCTTCGTTACTCCAGTTCTTGGGGTCTTGACATGGATAACGAAAACGGTCTTCGCACCCTGTCAAATACAGGATTGTTACCAAAAGCATCAGGCTCTTTACGATTTTTTTCACGTTGCTTCCTCTCAATTTGTCGTTCCAACTTTTCAATTTTTTCCAGAGCTTTTTCGGCTCTAATTGTGACCGCCAAGTTGTCCAAATACATCAAGGCTGCAAGTGGTAGAAAAAGGGCGACCAGCACACAAGCAGCAATCCAACCCATCAAGTCTTCCCCAGTTGATTTACGAACAGGAACCATGCCCACAGGTACAGGAGGAGGATAGCTGTTATTACGAGGTACGCTGACTTTTGCTGGAAGTCTCTTTTTGTTTCCGCCCGTTGCCACTGCTTGTACCTTTCCTTGGCCTCTTCCTTCAGTCTGGCTTGCTCCTGTTCTTCCTGAATAACACCCCGCATCTCAAACACTTTGGAATACAACGCGCCCATCTCAGGTGGCGATTGATAAACCATTGTCTCTCTGACCTCAACCTCCAGCGCCGCCATTTGATCCATCACCATAACCCGTTGCAAGGCAGCTTCCATCAAGTTGGCATCAGGGTCGTAGACAGTTCTGGCCTTTTCTTCTTCAGCCCTTATGTGCGCTGCAAGCTGCTCTTGGAGTCTGAATAGCTCCGTGAGGTGCCCGACAACATCTGCCATGACTTGGGTTTCATCAACGGCAACATACTTTTCCTTCTTTTTCGCCACAGGCTTGACCGGGGCTGGCTTTGGCGTACCGCCAAACAACTTTGCCAGTTTGCCCCAGAAGCCATATATTTCCTTTCCAACTCCAACAGCTTCGTCAACCGTTGCCTTGATCTCCACGAAAGACGTCTTAGCTTGCTTGTATAGGTCACAACCTTCCTTGATGGCGGCGACACAAGCATTTGCAGCAAAGAGGATGCTGATCGGATCAATCTCAAACCCCTGTTACGCAGTACGCTGCCACATATAAACAACAACGTAGGGCGGCAAGTTGGCGTCTGTACTAGGAGAACCTGTAGAAGTAACAGCAACAGAACCCGATGGTGTACCAGCAGAAACTGCGTCAGTGGTTGCACCTGTGCCGTAATCTTTGTTCAAGTCCCCGCCTGTAGTTCCCCCCGCGCCGACAAATCGTGCTTGCAGTGAGTGCTGGTGAGTTGGAAGTGCGTTACCAGTGAAGGTCGCCGTGTGAGTATGACTTACAACAATTGCGTCAGCACTACCGCCAGTAGACCCAGCAGCATACGCACCACCTGCCCCCAACAGAACTCGACCAGCACCAAATGCAACCCATGTACCAAAACCAATTGTGGTTCCGGGGTTAGTACTTGACGTACTTGAATAGAGTGACCCAACTGGGTAAATAGCAGATAGGGCTGCTTGAACAAAAGCAGTTGTAGCAATTGAAGTGTCGCTATCGCCAAATGTAGCTGTCACTGCTGTAGAAGACGAAGTTAATCCGGCTGTTACTGCGCCAGAAAATACATTTGCTCCTGAAAAAGTATTGTTTCCGCTGGAAACGATTGCCCCGGAAAACGTGTTGGTTCCGCTTAAGGTGTTGTCTCCGCCTTCCGACACAAAATCATTGAGCGCGGCAGCAACAACGCGAAGTTCCAATTTATCAGCAGCGGCCCAAGCGCGAGCTGTAGTGCCGTCTTGCCCACGCACGGCTGTCATAGTGTCACCGGAGCGAGCTGTGACTTTGATGATCTCTATGTTGTTGCTGGAATCAAACAACGTAGCGTAGAAATAATCACCCGTACCAATGGCTGGGAACAACGCACCCTGACCTGTGGTCACAGTGATACTGGTGGACGATGAAATAATTGACGCTGCAAGCGTGGCAGAGGCGTTATTGGTAAATTTGATGCTCATGGCTTACCCTTCAGTGCAAGTTACGCAGTTTGTACAAAGTGCTGAGGTACAGGGCGACAGCTTCGTCGATCAGGTTTTGAATCGCAGTGTCGCTTTTTTCGACAGCGGTATAACGAATCTTTTCAATCATCGCCAGCTGTGCTTCAAGAACATCAGCAATTGGCCCAGACGCCTTGGTGTCCAACATGGGAATGTCCTTGATGATCCCATTGCGGCCTTGGTAGGCTTCAGCGATTGAGTCGGCAATCCCCACTACTTCGTCGTAGAAAGTATTAAGTGCCATGTGCTGAGCGTAACTTTGTGTGCGCAGATGTTCACGGTGCGCCAGTTCCCGACTGAGGAACAAAATGGCGATCAGACGTCCGATCATGAGAACTCCTTATTGATTGGGTGCATTATCTGCGGGTTCGGGTGTGTTGCCAAGGGTTACTCGTATAGGATATTGACTGTGCCAGCGTCAAAGGTGTCAGTGCCGTTGACCATCGTAAAACGAACGCGATCCAATACGCCACTCAATGTAATTTGACCCGCCGTCATTGTTACGTCAGGGTTCCCTGTATTATTAAGAACCCCGGTTGCCACCCAAGAATTTGATCCTGTAGTAACAAAAACAATTGCGCCACTATAAACATAAGATGCCGAGCCGGAACTCCATGTGGCAGCGATACCGTTTGTAATTGCGGTTCCGCGAGTTGTATTTGCTGTTGTTGTTATAAGCCCAACTGTGTTTGTATACCCGGTTGTTACAACACCACCACTGGTTCCAAGTTGAATCATTGGGCCAGATGCGCCGTTGGTTGAGACGCCATTAAAAATACATGTTACACGCTTCGTCCCGGCAGGAATACCCGTGAAGTCGATGCTTGTGCCTGATGTGGAGTTCTGAGCCGTTGCGGAGTTGATGACCCCGGTCGTGGTCAGGTTGGAGCCATCAAGAATTATTGACATGACAAAGCCCTCAGTTCAGAGGTTGTTGTGCAGGCATCAGCCAAGGATGGGATGTCGCGCAAGCGGTTCTTTTCAGCCACGATTGCTGTGGTGTCAGCTTGGGCTTCCAATGCGCGTTGGAACAGAACATCCTGTGCAGCCAACAGCGGGGCACGTTCAGCACGCAGACGGTCTTTTGTCAGCGCCTTGGCTTTTGTCAGGTTGACGCTCACCACGCCGTTGCTCAACTCCCATGCGTTGAAGAAGTCGTTGTCGGCTTGGGGCAGGTCGGCTGCGTCCACGATGATGGAGTGGCTGGGCGTGTCTTTGGCTTTGACCGCATGGATGTCAAGCTCGCCCGTGGGTACGCACACTGATACACCGCCGTTGTCGTTTGTGAAGATGATTACTTGCATGGTTGTTCCTTAGTTTCCGAAGACTGCTACGTTGATGTTGTTTGCATCTGCGGCAGCGTTGCTGTTTGTTCCGTTTGCCGTATAAAAAGTCCCTGACCGAGCTGTTGTTCTTGTAGAAATCTCATCGCCCATAAAAATACCAAAGTTACCGGGGGCCACGCTTGCGCTTCCAACCATTGCGTAATTTGCGTCTGACATGGCGTTTGTAAAAGAGACGTAGTAAACACCTCCACTACTTCTCGTTACGCTGCTGACGTTGTAGCTGGAGCGAATAGACGCGCCACCTGATCCATTAAAGTTCACCCAAGCCAAAGCATTGGTGGTCACGCCGTTTGATTGCAGCTTGACGACGCCGCTGGTGTCTGCCGTGTAAACAAGGCCCGCTGATGTGTTTGCGTTGATTGTTGTGGTCATGGTTGGCTTTCAGCGGAAGATGGCGACGCCAACAAATTGACCATCTTGTGGCGAGTTGTAGTCGCGGACCCCTATGCGAATTGATCCTGTTGCAAATCCAGTTAACGTAGTGCATAAATAGAACCAATTGGCTGACGCCGAGCGTTCGCATCCTGACCCAGTGACGCTGTAGTTAGTATCAGGCATCGCGGTCGTGAAATTGATGGTGTAGTCGCCCGTGCCATTTTTTGTGACAGAAGTGACATTAAATGAAGCTCTGATTGTTCCGGGGCTGGTCGTTCCATTGAAGTTCACCCAAGCGCGGCAGAGCGTACCCGTTTGAACGCCGTTTGTATCGTTGAACTGCGGCGGTGTGTTTGCCACACTACTCTGCACCACATCCGCTAAAAGACTTCCGTATGGCATGTGTGCTCCTTAGACAATGACCCAGCGTGAGCCAGATGGGATGGTTACTACGACGCCATTGGACAACGTGACTGGCCCGGCGGACAGCGCACTCGACCCTGATGTGATGGTATAGCTTGTCGTTACCGTCTGCGTGTTTTCATAGATCGGCACTGACGGAGCAAAGGCTTGACCTGTGCCACCACCCACCATTGAAGAAGCTACTTTTGTCAGTGCCATGTTTGTTCCTTATTAGCGAAAGACGGCAGCGCAAACGATTGCACAGTCATAACTTGCATTTGCTGACGACACATACGCTCTAATCCGAACAGCCGTTGTTGTAACAAGATTAGCGCCATCGTTCATACCAAAAATAATATTTTGTCCGCTGACAGCACCAGTGTTTGCATATTGAACTACACCAGTATATGAATAATTTGCATCAGGCATTGCAGTGGTGAAGTTGATTGAGTAGTCGCCAACACCGTTATCTGTGATTGAACTTACATTGCCGCTTGCACGGATTGCCACAGTGCCAGTACCGTTGAAGTTAACCCAAGCACGGCACTGATACACAGGGGCAGTCCCAGATGGTGTCGTCAT